GCAGTAAGAGTGCCAAGGAAGACCCATTCAGGTGGTTTGCAGGGATATGCAATAAGTGGTGTAAAGAGAACAACGTTGAGCCTAATTGGCCCTATATGGCACGATTAGCCAATGAGCATGAGATGCCAGAAGAACCTCAATACATCGTTGCAAGGCCCTCTGTGGTTTCAATACCTACCACAAGACGAGGAAAAGTCGTAGAGTGTAGACAGCCTAAGTCAGAAGAAGAAGTATTTATTAGTAAGATTGAGACGCTCGATAAGCTCAAGGGAAAAGGTGAGCTTAATGAGTTTGCACGGATACTCGCAGAAGGATTTACCAAGCAGATACATCCCTTTATGAATAAGTCGGAGAAGAGTAATGAGAAGCAAGACGTACTGTATAAAAGTAAAGCCCATAGCATGGCAACGAGCGCATCGCAATAGCAACCGCACCATGGACTATGACGACAAAGAGAAGCTGTCATTCTCGCTTCACTTAGAGAACCAGCACAATGAAGATCCAGTCTTCGCTCAGGCTGTAGAGATCCAAGCAGTATTCTATATGCCCATCCCCAAGAAAAGTGTTTCTTCATTACGCCATGCAACATCTCCTGACTTGGAGGACCTCAATAAGTTTCTCTTAGAGCAATTGCGTGGTGTAGTGATAAAAGAGCCACGTCTGATATGTTCCCTATCAACAAAAAAGGTATATGATAAGGACCCAAGAACGGAGATTGTCATTACGGAGGTAGAGTAGACCATGACAAAGAAGCAAGCTGCCAATCCTATAGTAGATGATGGATTATTGTCTAATTCAAGGAGTTGGTTGGATTTTATGGACGAGGATACTCTATCTGCATTTCCAGGTAAGGACGAATGGCGTCAACGCCTTATCAAGACTATGTACCAGTGGTCAGAGAATCCGTCGTCTTTAGAGATACTCCAGTTCTGCATGGCTTATAAGATCCCTTACAATACGCTACGTAATTGGGAGCAAGCTTATCCGGATATAGGTAAAGCCTATAAAGAGGTGAAGCTTAATATTGCTTGCCATAGACGCGTCGGCACCATGAACAAGAAGTTAGACGGGGCATATGCTTACAAGGATATGCACTGGTATCAACCGGAATGGCATGAGATTAACAAGTACCACTCTGATATGAAGAAAGATGAAGAGAAGCAGCCAACTACGTTTGTGTTGACTGATTTAAAGCCCAAGGTAAAAACCCAAGAAGAGATGCAACAGGAGAGCGAGACCAACTTATGATAACGAACGTTTGCGATCATTTGGAAAGAGAGAAGCTCATTGAGTCAATGCGTGACTGGGCTGCAAAAGAGACATCGGTTCGCCTTGATGATCTCGTAAAGCACCTTGAACTCAAGCGTCACATCTTTATGGAGTGGTTGAAGAAGTATCCGGACTTACATGATGCTTACTATCCTATCAAGATGCTACTTGCCAAGCGTAGGAAGATATTAACCCGTGACAGTAGGAATTTCATTATAGTACCGACAAGAAAGAGATTGGGTGTATGTTAGCGACTTTGAGGAGAAGATTGATGCTGTTCCACTATGGCAACTGTAAGAATGAGCTTTTTGTGCTCAAGCAGCTCAACAGTCAGCATTGCAAGAAGATTAATGATCTTGACCGTCAAGTGGTTACTCTTTTAGGGCAAGTTCAAGAGGGCAAAGCTATGTACGATTACCAAGTAGCTCTCTTAGAAAGGGAGATCTCTGCTCTCAAGAGTGAGCTTGGCGCTCGTAAATGCGTCTGTGAGGCCATGGAGAAAGAGATAGCTAGTCTTAATGAGATTGTCAGCAAGAAGGACAACGAGTTAAAGTCTTTGCGAGCAGTTGCCGACAAGAAAGAGACAGCTGAAGCGCCGACAAAACGTAGACAGAAGAAGGGTAGGGGTTAACGCAGTGAGCAAGATTTCAGCTATCTATATGGATGAAGATAAAAATTATGTAGTCATGCGCAGGGAAGACGGTTTGCCTTGTTATTACTTTAAGGCTATGGGGGAAGAAGATCTGAGGCTTGGAGGGGTTCTTTACAAAGAGAAGGATTTCGATGCTCCTGTTATGTGGACTGCTTGCGAATCAGGAGAAGAAAAGCTCATAACTCTTACAAGGGTTGATAAATGAACAAGATTATTCTCTTTTTATGCATGTTTGTTACTTCTTGTAGCGCGTCGGAGACAATAACTCTGGTAAGCGCTTATAGCTCCATGTCTAGCACTCGTCAAAAGCATGAGATTATGCTCAGCAATGGAACCTTTATTACGATAAAGAATTCCCTGATAGATGTTGCAGACGTAGTTGTGACGGTTTGCCAAAAACCTATGAGTTCCTCTTTTGAGGCAGAAGAGAAATCTGAAGTTGTTGGAGAGAAAAGAAGGCGTCTAAGATCCCAATCTAGGGAAGCAAGTCCGTTGGCACGATGTGGCGAGTTGCGTTCAAGATCTTGGAGATAAGTAATGACAGATCTATTAGAACAACAATTGGTTAACGAGCTTCGCGAAGTTCTCAAGCCAATCAATGAGAAGTATAAGGATTTCTTCCATATCCAACTCATTACCCTTTGTGATATGAAAGACATGAGATGCAGTGAGTGTGAGAACTCAGAGACTGGCCAGCAATGTAAGCGATGTGTTATAGGATTTGCAGAGTTGGGGAAATGACATGTCATCATTCTTAAGCAAGATGAGCAGAGCAATAAAGCTTATCCAGGAAGAGTCAGACATCTTTGATGAGATTATCGAAGGTGTTGAGGCTGAGTTCCATAAGGTAGGGCGTGAGCTATCAGGAAAGAAGATAGAGTACGAACAGTTTAAGAAGAAACATGCTCTCTTTATGGACGGCAAGTTTTTAGACTATCTGGAGTACCGCCTGAAAGAGACGCAAGCAAAGATTGATGATCTGATTAATCTTCGTCTTCAGCTTGAAGAGGTTCTGAAGGAGCTTAAGAATGGCACTAATGTTGAGATTGAATATATTCCTGCGTCCCAGCAAGCAGATAGTTAGAGGTAGAAGATGAATAAAAGATTATTGTTGTGCGCTCTTTTAGCGATTGCACCTATAGGCGCAATGAGTGTTGATGACTTTCTTGCCAGTGCTCGCATACAGGACCAAGAGCAGTACGCTCGTTTGCGAGTCTTATGTCGCATGATGGAAGAGTTGAGTGTAGAAGACAGAACTATGATCTATGTTTTCTTGGATTCTATTAACGATGAACAAGAAGGAACAGAGAATGATTCTGAGGCATGCTTTGAGTGTGCTGCGCTCAAGAAAAGTGAGTAAGTAAATTTCCGCGGAATTCCGCGGAATGTTGTGGAAAGGTTGACATGATAGTATGTGGATGCTTTCTAGAAGAGGTAAAGTCTGCTATACCCTTCAACGAGGCAATAAGATTCTATTTAAATGTGCCTGCGACAGAAAAAATATCGGGGAGCAAGCATTATACGGCAGAATGTCCTTGGTGTTACATGGGACCTCTGCATATAAACCCAGTTAAAAAGGTGGGTTGGTGCTTGGATTGTGGTAATGGAGGTGACGTATTTTCTATGGTGTGTGCAGCGGAAAAGTTTTCGTTGCTGGAGCTTATGCCCCACATCATGGCAAGGTACGACATAAAAGGAGAGTCTTGTAAGGATGAATGTAGAAGTACAGGTGGCGCTGGATAAGTTCTGTCTTCGTTGGTACCAAGAGGAAATCTGGGATACTATCGATCAGGGGCTATCTAAGCGCGTGCTTTATATTGCAAGTCGACGAGCTGGCAAAGATATCCTTTTCTGGAATCTTGCTATTCGTCAGTGTCTCAAGCGTACCTGCCTTGTGTTCTACGTGCTTCCCACCTATTCACAGGGACGCCGTTGTATCTGGGATGCTATTGCAATAGACGGAACCAAGTTTCTCGACTTTATCCCTAAGATGCTCATTGATGGAACTCCGAACCAAGCTGAAATGAAGGTGCGGTTCAAGAACGGTTCCATCTTACAGATCATCGGTGGTGATACCTACGATACATCCCTTGTAGGAACCAACCCTTACGCAGTAATCCTGTCTGAGTATAGTCTCATGCCGCCAGACATTTTCTCCATGATACGGCCAATTTTGGCTGCAAACGGAGGATGGTGTGGTGTAGTGGGGACGCCTCGTGGTAAGAACCATATGTGGCAGATGTGGAAGACTGTTCAGGAATTGCCTGAATGGAAAGTCTTTATACACAGAGCATCGACTATCCAACACATCTCTGATGAAGTTCTTGCTCAAGAGCGAGCTCAGATGGACGAGGGGTTATACCTACAAGAATACGAATGTTCGTTTGAACGCGGGATACAAGGTTCTTGGTTTGGTTCTAACCTTGATGCATTGAAGCTCAAGGGACAGATAGGCCATGTTCCATGGGAACCGGGGTTGTTAACCTATACGGCATGGGACATCGGTGTCAATGACGCCACTTCAATAATATTCTTTAATGTCGTGGGAGACGGTTCTGTTATCAGAATAATTGACTGTTATTCCAATAATAACCTGGGGTTAGAGCATTATGTTAAGATTTTGCAAGACAGGCCTTATACCTATGGAAAGCACTTCGCTCCTCATGATATTAAAGTTAGAGAATGGGGCGGAGGCGCTATCACTCGTTATGAGAAAGCTAGGCAGATGGATCTGGTATTTACTGTTCTGGACCAGATTGGCGTTATTGAAGGGATAGAGAATGTGTGGACCCACTTTCCCAAGTTCTGGATAGACGCTGAGAAGTGCCGGTCTTTGATTAACGCATTGGAGAACTATAGGAAAGAATGGGATGACAAGCGCCAGATGTACCTGCCTAAGCCGGTCAAGTCCTGGGCGAACCACTATGCTGACGCTTTGAGGTATCTGTGTATGTCATTGCACAAGGCAAAGAGGGGGCGTGGTCCAGAGGACTTTGATAGAGCAAGAGCGCAGGCATTATATGGCAGTAATCAAGCCGACTTGCCAAGGTTCTTTAGGGACGATCCTAGGTATGATCGTAAATAAATGGAGAGAGTAGAAGCATCGATAGTTGTTAGCAATAATCTTCATCACACGGAGTTTTTATGGCAAGACAGATAGAAAAGTCGCAGAACATAGAGCAATCAATATGGCATCGTATGACGGGATTGAAGTTCACCCCACATACCTCTCCTGAATGTCCAACTCTTGTAGGATTCATAGCATTTTACTGTGACTACACAGGGTTTGAATATGGCAGTATAGGCATGCATACCGATGGCAAAGAGTTCTGGGTTAGGTGGCCTTATACGAAAAAGGACTTTTTCTCTATCGCTCCACGTAATGAACAGGTTAGAAGGGCCTATACTAAGGTTTTCTTAGAGGTCATGGATGAGATGAAGGCTCAGTCTAAGCCGTTGACGGTGAGCACCCCAGTAGTAAAGGATAAAGTAACCGTTACACGTGATGAAAAGGGCTGTACTACTTGCCCATGCGCTGCAAAGCGTAAGTAGTGGGTAAAAAGGAGAGTAGTAATGAGAAAAGTTTTGAATCCTGAAGATATACTCAGTAAGAAGTTTGGAAGCTTTACGGTCTTGCGTTATATAGGGTCTTATAATGGTAAGAGGAAGTACGAATGCAAGTGTGACTGTGGCTCTATAAAAATTAAGCTTGGATATTGTCTTCTTGCCAATCGGTATATTACTTGTGTTTGTCGCAACGACACAGAGAGTATTATAGGGAAGAAATATAAGCAATGGACTGTCTTGAAGTATGAGGGCGTGAATAAACAGGGTTCACGATTATTCAGCTGTCAGTGCTCGTGTGGAAAAGTTACTAAGAAGACGGTGAGTGATATTAAGGCGGAAAGAACGTCCTATTGCCAACAATGTAGTAATAGGATTAATCGACGAACTCACGGTATGAGTGGCAAGAAGCCTACGCCCATCTATAACTTATGGAGCGGAATGATGAGTCGCTGCCATAATCGTAATTCTTCAAATTGGTACCTTTATGGAGGCAGAGGTGTAACTGTCTGTGATCGTTGGAGATCATTCGAGAACTTCTATTTAGATATGGGAGATAGGCCGAAAGGTCATAGCTTGGATCGTATAGACAATAATGGTCCTTATTCTCCTGAGAATTGTAGGTGGTCAACCTTTAGAGAGCAGGCTATGAACTCGAGGGGATGTGCTATCTGTAACTGCCGCTGTCGCATGGATAGATATAAGAGTCAACAGGCTTCAGAAAATAGTTTTAAAAACACTCCTTTAGATGCTAGAGTGTGAACTCATATAAGGGAGAGTAGAAAAGGGGAATAATTATGTTGATGCGGCAACCTGAATATTTAAACGATAGCTTTGGAGCGATCAAGAAGAAGATAGACTCCGACTATTCTGCCAACCAAGCAATCTGGCAGGTGTATTGGACAGAAGCAACCATCGATACTCGTCTTGAAGCAGGCGATACTGCATTGATGGCAGATCTTAACCAAGCATTGCCTAACAATAACCGAGGCTCTTGGTACTTCAACCGCGTTCGTCCTTTATGCAACATGATATCGGGATACCAACGCCGCAATCGTAAATCAACTATTGTTGTCCCTTTAGAGAACGGTGACCAAAAGACTGCGGATCAGTGGACCAAGGCGATGATGAACGTGTACAAGCGTGAAGGCGTCTATGAAACCATCTCAGAAGCATTCCACCAAGGTGCATGCATAGCAGGTATGAACCTTCTCCATGTCTACCTAGACTACCGTAATGACCCTGTTTCAGGTGACATAAAAGTTGATAACTGCTCATATAACAGCTTCTTCATCGATCCCTACTTCAGAAAGCCGGATCTGTCTGACTGCGCGTTCGTATGGCGTCGATCCTACTTGTCACACAGCGCGGCAGCAGCCTTGATGCCCGATAAATACGATGAGATCATGGCTCTTGAAGGCAACCCAACAGGAACGGGCCGAGACGGTCGTTTCCAGTACATGCCTGAGTCATACGGTCAGACACAACAAAATCGTTTAGCATACGACGAGTATTATTATCGAGATTATAGAAAGCAGAAGTTACTCATAGACAAGAACACGGGTGAGACATTCGAGATCACTAATCAGAGTGACTTGGACATCAAGGCCTTCTTGGCTCATTATCCTGAGATCACCATGGTCGAGCAGGATGTTCCGACCGTTCGTCTTGCTATCATGATCCAAGATAAAGTCTTCTACGACGGTCAAAACCCCATGAATATCGATACCTATCCATTTGTGCCGGTACTTGGGTATTACAATCCGATGATGCCATATTTTTATAGTAGAATTCAGGGCGTCTGTAGATCGCTAAGAGATCCTCAAATACTTTTCAATCGAAGGGTCATTCTTTCCGCAGACGCTGCAGAATCCGTGGTTAACAGTGGTTGGATATTCAAAGAGAATGCTCCTGTTGATGTAAAGCATCTATTCCAGACAGGACAAGGTCGCATTATTCCTCTTAAGGAAGAGGCGGCTATGACCGATATTGTTCAGATAGCGCCACCAAATATTCCACAGTATTTCTTCCAGCTGCAAGATACCTTCTCCAAAGAAATGAACCTCGTGTCTGGTGTTAATGAAGAACTTATGGGTTCAGCAATCGACGATAAAGCGGGAATCCTAAGTGCATTGCGTCAAGGTGCTGGTCTGACAACATTACAACCGATATTCGATAGACTGGACTACTCACAAAATCTTCTTGGTGAAGTGGTGATGAAGGTCATGCAGAATAACTACACGCCTGGCAAGATTAAGAATCTGCTTGAAGGCGAAGAGCCTGCACCATTGTTCTACAATAAAGCATTTGGGAAGTACCACTGTATGGTAGAGCTTGGGTTTAATACCGAGTCTCAAAAACAGATGCAGTTTGCTCAGCTTATGCAGCTCAAGGAGATGGGCGTTCCTATCCCTGATGCTTCACTTGTAGATGCCGCTACTATCCAGAACAAAGATAAGATTATTCAACAGATCCAACAGCAACAGCAGATGGCTCAACAGGCTCAGATGATTCAGATGCAAGCTCAGGTCAAGGAGCAAGAAGCTCGTATTACCTTGGCTGAAGCTCGCACTATTGCAGATCGTGGTCTGGGAGCAGAGCGCTTTAGCCGTATAGAAGAAAATCAGGCCCTTGCTGAAGAACGTAAAGCCGCTGCCGTTAAAGACGACCAGATGGCGTTGCTTAACTTTGCCAAGGCGATTAAAGAGATACAAGGTATAGACATCGATCAGCTTCACAAGATACTATCTTTACACCGGATGATGGAAGCAGGAGAAGCAGAAAAGAATCCTCGGTCCAATCAGAAAGGTTCTGCATTGGTTAGATAGAGGCGAACCCTTGCGTGTAACAGCGCATTTTCTAACAAAAGGAGCCACCATGGCTAAAAGATACCACGACGGTCAAGCTATGAAGCGTCGTATGGATAACAGTGACCCAGTTCCTAACACCGTAAGCGGCTTGGAAAAACGTGAGGCATACTCTGGCTATAAAGAAAGCCGCAGAATGATGGCACGTGATGGCGGCATGATCAAAGAAGATATGTCAGCTCCTGCATTGCTTCCTCGTAAAGTTATAGATGAGTACTGGCCAAGAGCTAATAACTACCATATGGGTTATGTAGACGACTTATTCTATGGCGCACAAAAGCAGATGCACGAAGATTATGATGATCTTGGACGTGAAATGGGACCTAAGAAGTACTAAGGAGACACGTATGCCAGGTCAGATACGCCCGAATAAAAAGGCTATGAAGATCGCATACCAGATCCTCAAGACTCCTAAGGACAAGCAACAGGACAATCAGAAGCGACCGTCCCCTCAGAAGATAAAGGAATGGTTCCGCGATTCTTCATCAGCTCAATAATAGACGGGAGAGTGTAACAGCTCTCCCTTTTTTAGGAGTGCCTATGCATTTTTTATTACTAGTGATGATGTTTCTAATCAGTTCTCATTTTTTATGCGCAGAGCTGGAAGATTATACACACATTGAATGCTCTACTAAGCCTTGTGATCGAGGATTTTCCAAGAAAAAACGTAGACTCATGGCGGTCGCTCCCAATGAGGCTCCTCAAGCAACCAATGAGAACTGGTGTGGGTACGTAGTTGCTACAAACTTTCCTAGTCAAGGGAAATATGCGGTCAGCAGCGTATCGGGATCGTGGATCGTTCCTTCAATGAAGCCTGCTCCAACAGATACCTACTGTTCTATGTGGATAGGAATAGATGGATATGGGGGACCTACGGTTCAACAGATGGGAACACAGCATACGCTCTTTCAGGGTCAGTATGTTAATTATGCATGGTACGAGATGTTTCCTGCTCCTGCTAATCAAATAGTAGGGTTTCCGGTTGAGGTAGGGGATCAAATAACTGCTTCTGTTGTCTATGTATTCATTGGAAATGTATTGCCATTAACAAGCGATCTTTTCATCATGAGGATAACTAATGATACCAAGCGTATGTACAGTATCATACCTATAATAACCCAAACCAATATGGATCGATCATGTGCTGAATGGGTGGTGGAAGCTCCATGGCTGAACAAAACGCTGCCTCTGTCTAATTTTGGCACTGCATTTATGTTCAACTGCTCTGCTGTGATAAACAATGTGAGTGGTGGCATAAACAATCCTGCATGGGCATATGAAAAGGTTACTATGGGAACACCAGAAGGTGTCATAAAGGCCATAGCGTCCGGCTTATCTCTTGATGGAAAATCGTTCTCGGTCACTTGGAAGAATTATTAAGGAATACTATGAAATCGGTTAAGAAACTGCAGAAGAAGGATGCACGCATCCATAAGGCTAAGCATAAGCTCTTTGAGAAAGAGGAGAAGCTCAGCAAGAAAGAAGAGAGAGTACATGAAGCAGCAGAGAGAGCAGAGCGCAAGAAGCCTGCTAAGAAGGTCAATAAAGCTAAGGCTGCTCCTCGCAAGAAGAAGCCTGCAGCAGGTCGTGCTAAAGTTGAGAAAGTTATGCATGAATTTAAGGCCGGGCAGTTGCATAGTGGATCGAAAAGTGGACCACGTGTCAGCAATCCCAAGCAAGCGATTGCGATAGCTTTAAGTGAAGCGCGTAAGTCTAAGCGTAAGAAAAAATAAGATTTTCGTTCTCCCCCTGGCAGGGAGCGAGCCGACCAGGGGCGAAAGAAAAGGAGTCATGTGCAAGGGAGTTAGTCCAACACACTAAACAAAACTTTCGTGAACAGTCATACTATAACGCCTAATCCCATTCAGAGCTAGTTTTCGTCTCTCTATTCTATAAGAATTATCTCTTGTAAAAGTAGCTATTGACAACGTTTTTTTATTCCTTAAAGTAGATTATGGAGGTTTGAGCGAGAAACGTCCGACAGAGTTAATATGCCATTCTAGACACGTATCACGTCTATTAGACTCTCTTTGCTCACACCCCAAGTAAGTATTGTATTAACCACATGCCTAAGGATTCTCTATGAATAAGAGTATCATTCTTGCCGTCCTCTTGGTGCCTTGCCTCTGTCTTGCTAAGACGAAGAAAGAGATCCTGGAGCGCCAAGCTGCGATCGTAGCAGAAGTAAAAGAGATCGAATCGAATGTTAAGTATCTTGATGATATTATCAAGTACAACTTCTGGGTGGTCTATCTTGACCCAGAGCGCTTTCGTACGCAATTCGCTGAGTTTAAAGAAAGAACTATTGCCCTCAATAAAGAATATTATCAACTAGAAGAAGAAAAGCATGCTTAAGAAGATCGTTATACTCGCTCTTGTAGCGCAATCTATCCCTGCTCAAGCCGTTAACTGGTATAAAGCACATCCAAGCTACTGGCTATTCCAAACCCATCCTTCAATTGTCCGAGCTCCTATCGATCCTGCTACCTGTGTTTTAGGGCTGCCTACTACTAACATCCTCAAGACAGTAGAAAAAGGTGGAGAACTCCTTAGTAACGTAACTCCTGAGAAAGTAGAAGCTGTCGCAACTGCTGCATCTCATGGGACGACCCATGGAGCTTCGTATGGATTCTGGTCAGGACAAGCTACTGCTCTCAAGGATGGCGTTGTAGCTCATCCTTATGCTACTGCTGCTGTTCTGGCGACAGGGGTAGGTATAGCTGGTTACCGTGCTTTACGTCCTCTTACTCCTCAAGAAGAAGCTGAGCAAGAAAAAGCAAAAACAGAAATACGAGCGGCTCAGCGACTCAAGCTTACCGATGATACCGATACTGAATACAGAACATGTCTAAATAAGCATGCTCGTTGCGGTGGAACCGCAGACGACAAGATAAGACGTTGCCACTCTCCGGCCCGTAGACTTGCTCTCCTGAACCACGCAAGAGCGAATGCTATAACGGCAGCTTTTAAGGAATATCAATGAAAAGAATGCTTCTTATTCTCGCTCTGCCTTGTCTTATGACGGCAGGCGAGAAACCAAAAGAACAGACTACTCAAGAGAAGGTAGCTAATACTACCGGTGGAGTGATGACGGTAGCTGGCGGAAGTTATTTAGGAGTTGCTCTGGTTAATGACATCTGTCTTTCCTTGGCAACAGGTAACCTATGGGGTATTCCTTGGGCTTTTGCAAAAACAGGATTCCATACAGTAACCTTGGCTACTACAACTGCAAACGTCACACAGATGATCAATCCTCCGCCAACAGAGACCACGTCATTAGAAGTCGCAGCAAAACATGCTGCTTTGCGCATGAAGGCTGCAGAAGATACGGCAGCTCTAGATTTTAGCACATGTCTGAACACGCACGCGCGCTGTAAGGACGTAAACCAACGTGGAATACCAAGACGTTGTGTGTCTCCTGCAAGGCGCTATGCGATGCTTAATGAATCAGCAGTATCTCGGATGATAGAACGGTTTAACAAGTATAAAGACTAAGGAGGGCAAGAACGGAAAGGTCGGCAAGAAGAAGCAGAACAAGTAAGTATTGTATTATAACTAACGAAAGCATTATATGACTTCAGTATATTCTCGAATAGTGATCACAGCAGTTTGCGTTACTTCACTAGTAAACGCATCACAGAAAGATACCCAAGTATCTGCAAAGAACTTGTTCGCTAACACACGTGGCGACGTTGTTACTCATGGAAGAGAAGGCTTTCGTGTTAACGGTCAACGTGTAAGCGATGCGGATTTAAGCAAAGATTTACGCGGTGTTTCCGCAGGAGCATTGAAGAACCTGTTCGCTAAGAATAAGGCTCTTCGTGTCTCAAGAATTGGTAACGATTACGCACTAAGCAGCCAAGATCGTCTTAGAGGCGGTGGACCTGTTGCTGGTGCTATTGCTTACTGGCTTACCAAAACTCTGTGCTATGGTAGCATGGCAGGAGCGGCAGTAGGAGCAGTAACAGTAACTGCTGGTGCGGTATTGCCAGCTAGTGCAGGTGGTATTGTAGGAGGCGCACTTGGTGGCGCAGTCGGCAATGCAATTGGTGGAGTAAGTACTGTAGCGGGAAGCATCAGTGGGGGACTTGTGAGTGGTGCAGTTGCATCTAACGCAGCACTTGCTAGCGGAGCTGCTATTGCTACCGGGGAACTTGCAGCTACAACTACAGCAGTAGGCGGTGTTGTAGTGGCTGTTGAATCTGCATCAACTGTTGTTGGTGGATTCTTCACAGCTCTTCCATTCCTTCCTTAATAGTAGTAATTATCGGGTAGGGGCTTGTCCTCTACCTTCCTAAGAAAGGCGTACTAATGTTCGAATTATGGACGTGGAAAACATCGGCAGTATTGGCTCTCAATTGTGTTATTTTTTCTCTTCTTGAAGCCTACGTGCTGTATCCCTATGTCTCAACTGGAGTTCCTAAATTCCTCTTTATCGCGTTCGTGAGCGCGTGGTCAGGGCATTGGACTCGTAAAACTATGAATAATTCTTAGGGGTCTTGATAATACGAGACACTGCTTACACGAAAAGGGCCGGGATCATTGGATGGTACCCCGGCTCTTTTCGTTGTCGTTGATAGTATAGGGTTTCCATGCTATATATGCTATCAAATGACATAAGGAGTAGTAGTGGTGAGCAAAGAAAAAAAGTTTGCTGGCCAGGTCATACGGGAGCATGACGCTAAGAGCTTCGATCTTGAAGACGATATTATAGAATATCGCAAGGCTATGGAGCCTGAGATCATGTCTCGCTTGTATGATACGGTGGCCAAGACAAGAATGACAGACGGATATTCCGGCAAAGATTTCTATGTTGTCCTTCTGACAACGGCAGAGAGAGTACTGAGGCAACCAAAATTAACGTACTTGGCACGAAAATCGTGTCCAACTCCTGTCTTTAAGCAATCGGTCTGGAAATATAAGAACTGCTCTGGTCAATTAGAATTTCTCTGGTCCATACCAGATTCCATTCTTTATTATCACATCTTGCAAGATCCCGTTAGGTACCTCAAGGACAAAGAGACTGCTGATATAGCACGTTTTGTCATCTTGATGGAAGATGGAGCTCTTCTTGATTGGGTGAAGCAAGAAAATGGAGAGAAGATAGATGCGGTTATTAAGATTACCAATGAGGAGGGAGTATGTTTGAAGAACTAGATCCGGCTGCTGAGCACACCTTTCCAGCAGCGGAAGCACAGCCAGAAGCCCAAAAGGCTTCACAAAAAGATACTTTTGAGGCTCAAAATGCTGCCCAGAGAGAAGCATCTCACAAGATTCTGAGAGAACGAGCTGAACAAGCAGAGCGAAGAGCACAAGAGCTTGAGCGTATGATTCAGATGAACATGAATCAGCAACAGACGACCAAGATGCAGATAGCAGAGCCTGATGAAGATGACTTTGATATCAGCGATGATACCTATGTTGAAGGCAAGCATCTCAAGAAGTACATTAAGCACCTCAAGAATGAAGTAAAGAACACCAAGAAGCAGTTCGAAGAATATAATCAGCAGAACGCTTTAGCTCAAGCTGACATGCGATTGAAGTCTCAGTTCTCTGATTTTGATAATGTAGTAAGTGCTGAAAACCTAGAGAAGCTCAAGCAGCAAAAGCCTGCTCTTTACCGTACTATTTACGCCAATAATGATATCTACGATCGTGGCTATTCTGCTTATGAGATGATCAAAAATAGTGGTCTTTCAGGCGAGCAGTATGATGCTATCGATAAAAAAGTTGAAGAGAACAGAGCAAAGCCTCGCGCTGCAGCAAACGCTTCTCCACAAACATCTGACACTCCTTTAGCGCGTGTTGGAGATTATGACAGGCGTATTTTAAGCGAGGAGCGCATGGAACAGTTGCGTCGACAGGTTGCTCAGGCTAAGATGTATAAGTCGTAATCCTGGCCCTTTTATAGAAGGAGGACAACATATGAAGAAGCTCATATTGTTGTCATTGTTTTCTGCTTGTTATGCATCAGAGAATGATAAGGGTGGTGTTCATGTTAGTAACACAGTAACCATTACTAATCCTCCTGTTATTGTTAAGCAAGTTCGTCCAGGTCCTAAGCATCCTGACGTTGTAGCAGCTCATGCAAGAGCTCGACAGCAGCAGGATGAAGATGACTTTATTACGTGTTGCTGCTTCTTGAAGATAAAAAAGATCAAATAGGGGTTACTTATCCCAATTTCTTTATGGGCCCGAGGAGCGTCAACTTCTTGGGTCCTCTTGCATATCTCCTAAATTTTTTTCTATACTGATCCCCGACGTAAGGGTCTCGTCAACCATAGACGTAAGGGTCTCGTCAGCCAATTTCTATCTTATCGGCGTAAGGGTCTCGCCAACCAGGACGTAAGAGAGCGTCGTCCGGCTCTTAATTCAAACATTATCAGTTAAATCTATGTACGTTTGTACTCTCTAGGAGTGTGTATGATTACTACACCTACAACGCTTCCTGCACCGGTACAGCAAACATTTGATGACGTGCTTTTGTCGGTGAGAACCCCGAACCTGATCATGAAATTAGGTGCACTATCTAAACGTTTGCCAGCTAAAGGTGGAAGAACGTTACGTATGGCGCGCTACGATAGATTGCCAACCGCTCCGGTTCCTCTTGGGCCCAGCGGCGCAACTCCTCCAGCGACCCCATTAAACCGTGTCGACATCGATGCTACTATGTCATTCTATGGCTTATATGTAGCAATCAACCAACAGGTAACTTTACAGAACCAAGACCCTGTACTTAACGAAACAGCTGAGTTACTCGGCTTGTCTCTTCGTATGACAGAAGACCAATTGACCCGCGATATGTTGGCGTCAACGGCTTCTATCTACAACTGTACTGGTGGAACAAATGGTGACTTGCCAACTGATCTCTCTCTTTCTGATATTGACGACGTGACTTCAACATTGTTAACAAACGATGCGTGGATGATCCTTGACACTATCGGCGGAGAAGACAAGTTCGGTACAGGGCCTGTAAGAGATGCATATCTAGCTCTTGGACACACAAGATTGTCAAAAGACTTGAACAACCTTAACGGCTTCATTTCTAAATGGAACTATCCTAATGACAACCGTGTTCTAAGATCAGAATGGGGTAACGTGAACAACGTTCGCTTCATGCTATCTTCAGTTGCGAGTGTATCTCCAAATGCATCTGCTTTAGGCAACGACGTGTATAACGTATTTGTTCAAGGTATGGAAGCTTTGGCTTGCGTAGAGCAAGATAACTACTCAGCTCGCTTCTTATACAGACCACCTGTATTCTCTGACCCATTATTCCAGAACGTAACGATTGGCTACGTTTTCGCAGAAGTGCCACGCATACTCAACGATCTTTGGATCACTAACATGCGTTGTACGCTACGATAAAGGAGAATACGATGTCTGTTGTTTTTTCAGGAACTAATCAAGGTCGTTTCACTTCTACAGGAGCTGCAGTAACCATTCAACTTCGGTCTGACTTAGACTGGATGTGGGTTATAAACCAAACCGTATCATATGCGGGTGGTGCAGGTACCGGTGCAGAATTCTACTGGCAACGTGGGTATGCCCAAGGCCGTGGAGATATCTACACCAAAACTGCCGTGACTAACGCCTTAGCGAAAGCTCAAATTGCAGCTAACGCAGGATTCTACTTAGTAGATTCTTCTGTTAACTTGCCTGGTCCTTCAGTTGCATTGACTGGTATAACCGCAGGAAACCCTCCTGTAGTTAATACAGCAAGCACAGCTGGACTTAACAGTGGCGACATTGTTCGTATCTTCTCAACCGTTGGAGCACTCCAATTGGCTGGATTAGACTTTACTATTGATACCATTGTAGCGAACACAAGCTTCGAGCTTGCCTACATGGCGCAAATAGCAAACGCTAACCCGGGTGCAGGTACGTACCGTCGTATCCCTTACAATCCTTACTTCTATCCATGGAATCGTTACATAACCAAGATCTCACAAGCTGCACAAGCTATTGTTACCTTGTCTGTAACTCACGGATATACCGTAGGGCAAGTAGTTAGATTCATTGTTCCTACCGTTTCTGCTGCGGCATACGGTATGACTGAACTTAACGGGCTACAAGGTACCATCGTTGCAATCGGCCAAGCTGATGCAGACGGTGTAACTAACACTATAACTGTTGATATAGACACAAGTGGATTCACAGCATTTGCTTTCCCTCTTACCACTGATCCAGGATTCACTCCTGCTCAAGTTGTACCAATTGGTGAAAACACTGCTGAAGCGCTTCTTCTAGGCGCTAATATCCTTGGTGATGCTACCGTAAACCAAGCTTACATAGGTATCCAACTTATGGCCGGAGCTAACTCTCCTGCTGGCGTTGCTACCAACGTAATCTACTGGGTTGCTGGTAAGTCATTCAGTGTTGATAATCAGTAAATAAACGAGAGGGGAAGGGCTTACTGCGTCCTTCTCCTCTTAGTAATGAAAGGAAAGAGTATGAACAAACCAGAAGTGAGAGCAGCCGGAAAATCCTCAGCACCACAAGCAGAAGGGGTCAAGAAGATATCTCGAGAAGACTTGGCTAAGCAGATCAAGAAGATGCGTGATCGTGATGCCGAGCTTGTAACGGGTGTCTTTAAGAACCTAGAAAATCCTGCAAGCTCTGGCGGAAGAGGATCCTTGGTATTTAGTTACAAGATGTACCATGGCGACGACAACGTTATTTATGAGCTGCTTGATGGGGAACGTTACAGATTACCTCGTGGCGTAGCTCGTCATTTAAATAACAACTGCTTCTATAGAGAATACCAACATCTTCCAGGAGAGTTCGGACAACAAGGCATTCGTGGTGGCGTAAGCCCTGACGGAAGATTGCAAACCAACAGCTTCCAGCAATCAAGAAAGGTTCACCGTTATGCATTCCACTCCTTGGATTACATGGATGACGATGTGGATATGTATCCGTCAAATCTGGTAGAAGTTACTGTATCTCCTTAAAGGTGAGCCATGACCATAACCACACAAAATTACTATGCGGTACAGTTTCCAACATTCCAGCGTGCCATGAGAAATGTGCTCTCTATAACGCAGGCTGAGAATGCCTTGGTAACAACGACATTTGATGGAACAACTCCAGGGAATCATCAATACCAGACCGGGTTGATTGTTCGTCTTTATGTGCCGGATGGGTTTGGTATGGTCCAGGCAAACGAACTATCAGGACCTATTACGGTGATCAATGATACACAGTTTACGATACCAATTGACACGACTAATTTTGATGCTTTCGTCATTCCCGCATATCAACCTGGTGCTTTCGGTACTCCTGCACAAGTTGTACCAGTTGGTGAAGTAAATGACATCTTGACTGAGGCAACACAAAACGTTTTGCCCTACCCGTGATAAGTGTTAGAGTTGTGAAAAATAAAGAGATGGGAGTGTGAGTAATGGCAAATTCTACCCTGCAAGCGATCCGTACAAAGACGCGTAGGATAACAAGGAGTCCGTCCTTGTCGCAGCTGTCCAATAATGATCTGGACCAGTACATCAATACGTTTATATTGTACGATTTCCCAGAGCACCTACGGTTGTTCTCGTTAAGAACCGTGCTTACGTTCTATACGCAACCAGGCGTAGACGTTTACGATACCAACACCTCCGTCACCACTGATCCATTATACAACTTTAAGAATAGATACGTGGCCGTACATCCTCCGGTATACATGGCTGGTATACAGGCATTCTATACACAATGGAGAGATGTATTTTATGGTTATTGGCCCCAAACAAACACTATATCTGACACGCTTTTACGAGGAGATGGGACTGTCGGGCCGTTTTCGGGCCGAGTTTCGGCTCCTTCAACGGGACTTCCGTTCATCTTGCAAAGAAGCGTTAACTTTAACTGCTTGAACACTGATGGAACATCCATGATTATGGTTGATGTGCCTATCAATAATCAGATAGGTAACTTAACACAAGCTGATGTTCCATTAGTGCCTCCGTTTGACACCATAGTTGACCCGAACAACTTTATAAATTACGTGACGGGTGACTATACCATCACCTTCCCACAACTAACTGAAACTGCTTCCACTATCTGGTTTGAAGGAATTCTCTACCAGCCAGGAAAGCCGTTGGGAATGCTGTACTATGATGAGAAGTTCACCATCCGTCCCGTACCAGACAAAACGTATGCTATCCAGGTTGAAGCTGATATTCGTCCTACCGAGCTCATTAGCTCAACAGATATTCCTCAGTTAGAGCAATGGTGGCAATACATCGCTTATGGTGCTGCGAAAAAGATATTTGAAGATCGCATGGATCTGGATTCTGTTCAGCTCATTATGCCAGAGTTCAAGCAGCAAGAACGCTTAGTACTCAGAACTACCCTTTCTCAGCAGGCTAATGAGAGAACAGTGACAATCTACACACAAGGTAAAAATTATGGATTTGGATGGTTTGGTCCTGGCGGCTGGCCTTATTAAGGAGATAGTATGGCATTAAATAACGTTCCCCTTTCTGGTCAGAGCTTGAATGTAACTCGGGTACCAATCAACCAGAACTTTTCAACAATCAACGCTGCATTCTTAGTGGATCACGTTGAATATAATACAACCGGTCAAGGTAAACATAACAAGGTAACCTTCCCGGTTCAGACATCACAACCAGCGTTTGCTGCAGGAGAGGATGGACTCTACAATTATCCTCTTGCTGGTGTTAATGAGCTGTATATAAATAAACAGGCGTTTGCCGGCGTGCAGCAGATCCCTATGACTGCTTCACTGCTGAGTAGCCAAAGTCCAGTACTCGGAAACGGGGGCTGGACCTACCTTCCTTCTGGGTACTATCAGACCTTTGGATCAGGAACAGGGACTGGGTTAACTACGGTTACGCTTACCTATCCACCGCCAACAACATTATCAACGGTCATATTGACTCCCTTTACGGCAACTACCAGCTTCTCCAATGTTCAAGTAAGGCTAGTGAATATCGTAAGTAGAACTCAGTTTAGATGCTTTATCTCAGTTAACGGTGCGTCTGGATTAGCAGGGTTCCAATTCTTGGCGATAGGGTACTAACATGGCAGATCGTTTTTTTATAGCGCCGTATGATACAGAGTCGGGATTGCAAACCAACGTTAAGCCGTGGCTTATCCCTGATGAGGCATTCTCCGAGCTTAATAATGCATACGTGTTTCGTGGGCGCGTAAGAAAACGATTCGGATCTCGTTGGCTTGGTGATACTTCTTTAGTCTCAAGACTCAGATTCCAGGTAGGTGTGGTCGCTGGAGGTAATATTTCAGGGAACGTTCGAACAATAGCTGTAGATGCTGGTATGCCAACAGGAATTGGGCAGGCATTTAGTGCCTTAGACGTAGTCTTTACAGTCTATAATCCGGCTGCTGGTGATCAGCAGATGCTTCGTACCGATAACAAACCTGATACAGCAACCTATAACTTAACAACTTCAGACTTTAATATAACCAATGTGGGACCCGGAGTTCCTGATGGCACGATTGTATACTTCTATCCTAACTTACCGGTTATGGGATTGCAGACGTATGAACAAAATACTGTTAATGATGAGTTTGTTGTCGCTTTCGATACCCGTTATGCCTACCAGTATTCTGGTGGTTGGGAAAGATTATCAACTGAAACGACTCCTGGTGCAGCCGTATGGACTGGTGACAACTCTCAGTTTTTTTGGACAACGACCTGGACTGGAACCAATGCATCTGACAAGGTTCTCTACGTCACTAACTTCAATGAAAATGAGCCAAACTACATGCGGCTTTATTTTGGAGGTTGGGATAACTTTCGGCCGCAAATAGATGCAACTCCTAACTACTTGAATTCGGCACGAATTCTGGTTCCCTTTAAGAATAGACTTGTAGCCTTTAATACCTGGGAGGGGCCAGCAGCCCCGCTACCAGGAACAAATTATCCTAATAGAGCACGCTACTCAGCTGTCGGAGATCCAACCGCTTCTAATGCCTGGAGGCAAGATATCGCAGGGCAAGGTAATGCTATCGATGCTCCAACCACGGAAGCGGTGGTCACTGTTGAATTCGTAAAAGACCGTCTTGTTGTATTTTTCGAGCGATCAACCTGGGAATTCGTATATACCGGTAACCAGGCATATCCGTTCAACTGGCAGCAGATTAATACAGAGCTTGGTGCAGAATCTACCTTCTCTATTGTTCCTTTTGATAAGGTCTGCATAGGCGTAGGAAACGTCGGTATCCATGCCTGTAACGGTGCAAACGTAGAACGTATCGATGACAAGATTCCTGACACGGTGTTTGATATTCATAACATCGATGCAGGGGTAGAGCGTGTCTACGGTATTCGTGATTACTATGTGGAAATGGTCTACTGGGCTTTTCCAGGAACTGACGCTACTGCTGACTTCCCGTATCCTCGTCGAGTTCTGGTGTACAACTATAAGACCGGAACATGGGCATTCAACGATGATTCTATTACAGCCTTTGGGTACTTCCAACCAACAGCAGGAGTAACCTGGGATTCAACAACAGTCAGTTGGGATGATACCGTATCATGGGATAGTGGTGCTGTGCAGGCTAAGTTTAGACAGGTTATTGCAGGAAACCAGGAAGGGTACACCTTCATCTGCGATGCCGACGAGACCACCAACGCTGCAGTATTACAGATTACCAATGCTACGCAATCCGTAGCGCCTTTATACACAACCACATTGACCATAATACAGAATAACTTACGTGAAGAGGATTACATCTATATCCAAGGTGCAGTCTGGAGTGATGACTCTGATGTGCTTAATGGAAAAATTTACCAAGTGGTCAGCCAGTCTATGTCGGATCCTGACACAGTTATCATAGGACCCATAGATCCAGACGATCCTCAAGATATATTTACGGGAACCTACATTGGTGGAGGCCTGGTGTCTCGAGTCAGCCAGATAGATATTAGGACTAAAGAGTACAACTTCTATGCCAAGACAGGTCGAAATGCCTATGTCTCTAAAGTAGATTTCATGGTTGATAAGACCGATGCAGGAGAGATCCAGGTTGATTTCTACGTGTCAACAGCAGTGACTCCGCTACTACAAGACGCTGAAGGCAACGGCACTCTTTTAGGAACTGGGACGCTTGATACCTTCCCTTATACCTTCTTAAATGCAGAAGCGCCTATTCCTTTTGAAGAGACGGCATCTCGAGTGTGGCACCCGGTCTATTTCCAGGCTGATGGAGAAGTTATCCAGCTTCAACTGATATTAAATGACGACCAAATGAGAGATCCGGCTATAAGAGAAGCAGGGTTTGCTCTGCATGCGATGTGTATTTACGCTCAACCTACAAGCTATAGGTTCCAATAATGGCATATATACCTGACCAACAGATTAATACCGGTTCTTATGTTCCAACGACCAATGTCTGGGATATATCTCGTCTTTATGAAGTAGAAGTCGGAAGTCAGGAGTTTAAAGAACTCCTGGTTCGTCTTTATCAGAACGTAAATAACATAGCGGTTGCTCTTAATACCAAATGTACCGGTTATTACATTAACGAAGAATTTGTAAGCGGTAAGCTCTTCTATAACCCTTCTTCCAATGATCCCTTGCAACTTCGTCCAGGATTTATGAAGACGGTAAATACAGGTGCTTTAGGAGCTGGTGTTACTGCCGTAAATCATGGTATAACGGTGACCAATACGTTCCACTGGATGTTTATTTCTGGTGCTGCCACTAACACGGGAACCCTTGTGGGATATCCTATTACATTTGCAGGAGCCGCAGGGAATAACATTGAAGTGAGAGTAAGTGCTACGCAGGTGATCATAGATAATGCTTCAGGGGTTACTTTTACGGACTCCCAAGTAACCTTAGAATACGTAAAATTTTAAAAAGGAGATGAAATGGCAAGTTGGTCAGGAGGGTTGCAAGGCGGGTTGGGCGGTGCGGGTACAGGTGCTGCCATTGGTAGTATGTTTGGTCCTGTGGGTACTGGGATTGGTGCAGGGGTGGGCGGACTTGCTGGTTTATTGGGCGGTCTGTTTAGTCCTGGTAAAAAGGGTGGCGTTCAGCAGGCTCCTCGTTTCAATCCTCAACAACAACAAGCGTTAAGTCTTCTTCTAGGGCAAGGTGCTCAAGGCCTTCAAAATCCTTACGCAGGATTCGATGATATTGCCAATTACGCAACGAGTCAGTTTAATAAAAATATCGTTCCTTCTATTGCAGAGAGATTCACCGGTATGACCGGAGGAGCTCTGAGCTCGCCATCACTCTATTCTCAATTAGGACAAGCAGGTTCAGGATTGGCCGAGTCTCTTGCGGGCATGAAGCAACTGTACGGCCAAAAGAATCAGCAGAATGCCTTAAGCCTCTTGGCATTGGGCCTAAGTCCATCTTTTGAGAACTATTACCAACAAAGTCAGCCAGGATTTGGCGAGAACCTTCTTGGTGGCGCGATACAAGCAGCTCCATCGTTCTACCAGTCGTATCAATTGAGTAACGCATTGCAAGCATTGCAAAATAGGGGATAGTCACATGCAAGTAATAGCAGATACAAATGCAGGTGGGCGGCTTGGGTCAGCCCTTGGCACAGGACTTCAACAGTTGGCTCACAATAAATTAGAGCATGTCATGAAGCAGTACGAAAAGCAGTCCGAACGTGCTCAGTATGCACGAGGATTAGCGCCTATCTTGGGAGATGAGGCAGCCAATTTTGTCAGTAATCTCTCTCCAGATGAGCGTAAGTACGCGCTGCAAAATATCGGTTCTTTGATGCAGTTGAGTCAGCAGCCTATGCAGCAACAAGGACCTGCTTCTGGATTGGCAGCCCTTGGCGGCGCTCCTCAACAACCAGGGCAACAGCAGGCTGAGCAGCAATTTCAGTCACCACAGCAACAGATGTCTCCTGACAGGGCTAAGCTGATCCAAGATATCTTCACTTCTCCTCAAGAAAAGCGTGAACGAGAGAAGCTGGAGCTAGCCAAGAGACAGACGAATCTCAAAGAGACGAAGAAGTATGTTGAGACCTTAAAGGATCAAGAGAAGGCCTCTAAGGAAAGCGATTTGAGGCTCAAGAGAATGGAGACACTGATCAACAAGGGAAACCTTCCTAACGCGAATCTATGGTCTTTCTTGTCAAAGATAGAGGACCTTGGACCATTAGCAACAGGAGGAGCCGGAGCTCTGCTTGGATCTGTCGTTCCTGGAGTTGGGACAGCAGTAGGGGCAGCGGCTGGCGGAGTATTGGGTGCATTGAGTGGGCCCCTTGCTGGAGCTGCAAAGTCCTTCATAAAAACTGGTAGCCCTGACATAGAAGAGTTTGAAAAACTCTCTGCAGACTTTGTAAAGAACGCTAAGCAGTATTTTGGAAGTCGATTAACAGACGCAGATCTTAGAGTATTCATGCAAACATTGCCTACTTTAATGCAGACTGATGCGGGTAAGAAGAAGGTTATAGAAAACCTTAGATCGCTTAATGAGTTGTCAGAGATTGAGGCTAAAGCTGCTCGTTCTATAATAAAAGAAAATGGTGGTATTCCACCGCTTGATATAGAGCAACAAGTGAAAGATAAGATCTCGGATAAGATCGATAAGGTCGCTGCCAGATTTATAGGACAATGATTTTTATATGCGTGAGGAATATGAAAGCTAGGTAGGCCAATGACGCTCGTGTTACGAACTTCATGAAAGGACCTCTGCTGTTATACAGGTCTACCTCTTTCTGAATCCATGCAGGGATCTTTATCTCAAACTTAGAGTCTTCCATCTTCTTCCTTATCGTACTTGGTTTCCTTGGCAATCCTTTCTTGAATGGCGCGTGCCATCCATAGATTAATAGATATGTTCCTGCGAGCTGCCAGAATCTTAACTTGCTGATGTAATTCAGGGCTTACATCAAATGCCATTTGCTTACGCTTCTTTTTGGTATCCATACTAACATTCTAACAAAACAGTGCGACTTAGTCAAGAACATTGTTTCCTTGAGGCGTATATGCTATGAAGTAGGTAAAGATGTTTTCCCAAATTTAGGAGAAGCTATGCCTACACAGAAAAATCGTCGTAATACCCTTTATGGTTATCCCAATCCCCAAGCTGGTCTTCAACAGGAGCCTATTGTTCAACAAAGAGCTCCCACAACAGCTGACAGCGCTGAGCTCGGCACAATTTGGGTTGATCAAAACGCTCAAGATTTTTATATCCTTTGTGACTCTGGTGCGGCAGGCAACACCTGGACTGCAACTACCGGGGGTGCGACTGTTCTTACTTCGCTTACTGTCAATCCTGGTGATATTGATGTAACGGCAGGAGACATAAATATAGATGTTGGCGACTTCAATATGGACGCCGCAAGCACTGCTACTCTAGGAAATCTAGTAGCAGGAGCAACAACGCTCACTTCAACCTTAGACGTTACCGGTAACACCCAAGTTGGTGGAACGTTCCATGTTGTAGGAAATGCTACCTTTGATGCTGACGTAGCGGTAACTGGAAACGTAACCGTAAGCGGAGATTTTGATATTACTTCCGCTTCAGCTTTAAGCTTCACCACCACTTCCAATACCAACCCTGCTATTAGTTTTACTACCAATGGTGGTACAACAGAAAGAATAGTTTTAACTAATACTCAAGGAACTGCCACAGCAGCAATAAATTTAGTCTCTACTGTGGGAGGGGTGACCATTGCTGGTGGATTAGCAGGTGCTAATGCTGTTAATCTTATTGCGGGCAATGCGGCTGGCGGTATGACTATTAGTGCTGGAACAAACGGTATTCTTATAGGCGCTGTGGATGGTCCTATCTCTATTCTTTCAGGAACAGGAGCTATAGGTGTTGGTAACGATGCGACAGCTCACGCAATCACCATAGGTAATGTTACTGGCGCTACAACTGTCGACATAACCGCTGGAACAGCTGCAGCTGGAGCAATCAACATAGGGGCAACTGCAAACGCTGTACCTATTACAATTGGTAACTTCACTGGTACTACACCCGTTGATTTGAGGGCAGGATCTGGCGGTATAGGAATTGCAGCTCTTAATGGTGCAGTTGTTGTTACTTCTGGCACAGGTGCAATGTCTATTGGTTCAGATGCAGCGGCAACCACCATTAATATCGGTGTCGCGGCAGCCGTTAAAACGGTTACAGTAGGTTCAACCAACACAACTTCAGCAACCACGGTTCAATCAGGAACAGGTGGCGTTACTCTTCTTGCAACAAACGGCACTGTCGCAATCTCATCTGGTACAGGCGTGATGAACATCTCTGCTGATGCTGCTGCAACAACAGTCAATATTGCAACCGCCAACGCAGCCAAAACATTGACTGTAGGGTCAACCAACGCTGGTTCAGCTACTACGTTACGTTCAGGGGCTGCAGGGCTTACTATTCTTTCTGGCACAGGTGCCATGAACATTTCTGCTGATGCTGCTGCAACTGCAGTCAACGTTGGTACGGGAGCAGCTGCCAAAACAGTCGTTGTCGGCTCAACAACTGCGGGATCAACACTAGCTCTTAATACTCCTGTAACCGTTGATGTGGTAGCCGCTAATGGTTTGAGTGTGACCGCTGCAGGTCGTGGATTGAGTTTGCCTGGAGGACTATTGGTTCTTGCTGGTGCAGGATCTCCTGACACGGCTGTTACCGCTCCAGCAGGCTCATTGTACTTGAGATCAGATCCAGCTGGTGCGACATCACGTATTTACGTAAACACAGACAGTGCTACAGCATGGACGAATGTAACTTGTGCTGCGTAAGATCTTCTTGCTAGATTAGGCTTTCATTACTACTCGGTATAGCTCTCTGGTCTTTAAGAGATTGGAGAGCTATGCTTGGTCAAACAATAAAAAAGGAGATTCTATGGAAATCAAGCAGCACGTCTCGCTCGAAGTCAAAAAGGGCGATTTCAACTTCGTTTTTCACATGCCTGTAGGTGCAAGTTGGGGCAGTGCAATCGATGCCTCATTTGAGATCTTGCAGCGGCTCAATGAACTTGCAGCCCAATCAGCTCAGCAGCTAAAACCAGCTGAGTCTGTTGAACAAGAAGGGGTGTAGCATGGCACAAAATTCAGTAAAAGCTTTCCCATTGTCAGGATTCAACTCGGCAGCGGTGCTCAACAACTTCCAGCCTATCAATCCCGGTGGATTCCCTCAGGCTCCCTTTTTTGTGCGCCTTAATAATGCCAGCAATTCGGGAGTCATTATTAGTTACGATGGTGTTACAGATCATGATGTGGTGCTGGCGAACAACTTTCTCGATATTCCTACGCAGACAAATGCACAACCTGGTGCCAGAGTAGCGTTATTCCCCAAGCATACCATCGTGTTTGTAAGAGGCGTTGCTGGAGTGGGGACAATTTTCTTATCTGGCTACTACGTATAAAAAGGAGAGAGGATGAGTAATTTAGCAAGTTCAATCCGAGTCAGGTTTGAACCACTACGAAGTATTGCCTTTGGGGGTATATCTGGAACCTATGCAGGAGTGGGCCTTCCCTTTTCTAATCCGGTTCGTCTTATATGCATAGATAATGCCACCGATGAAAACGTTCTTGTGTCCATTAACGGGGTTGATGATCATACGTGGGTTGCATCAAACGGATTCAAGCTCTTTGACTATGCTTCCAATAAGGGAGAAAAGGCTGGTCTTCTTGAGCAACCACAAGGTGATCGCATCTATGTGAAGGCGGAAGGCTCTAATCCTACGTCAGGTAATGTATATGTAACCGTTATATATGCCTCACAGGTGTAGTAAGGAGAACCATGTCACAATCGGGTATCTTAAATCGTGGCACCATTCCTCCCTTTACGGCTGTAGAGACGTTAACGGGAAACTCAGGAGGTCCGGTAGGACCCGATGGTGCTAATAATATTAATGTGGTTGGTACGGGAGTTATTACTGTCGCTGGCAACCCGGGAACTAACACTCTAACCATTACCCCTTCTGGGGATATCGCTTCAAGCTTCATTACCAATCCAGCAACCGGAACAGCAACTCCAGCGGCCGGAGTTCTTACTTTTGCGGGAGCAGGAGGGGTTGTTGTTTCAGCTGCTGGCTCAACCGTAACAATCACGGGTGGTGGTGCTGGATCAGTTATGAGTTTAACAACCGATGACACCAATGTGGTGACGCCTGCTGCCGGAACGATAAACCTAGCAGGGGCTCATGGGTTAAATACCACTGGAACGGTTGGTCCTAATACGGTAACGGTAGCTATTAATAATACGATTTCTCTGGGTGATCTTGCCGTTGTGGGAACTGGCGTAGATTCCTTAACGCTTGTCACGGGAGATCTCAGTGTAGATTCAGGGAACATTAATCTTCCTACGACTTCGGCAGCGGGTGCTGATGGGGTAGTTAATGTTAATGCGACTCGCTTCATGCACTCTTTTGGAGGTACTAACACGTTTGTTGGTGCTGACGCAGGAAACTTTACCTTAACGGGATTCAGCTCTGCAGGGATTGGGTCCCAGTCGCTTCAATCCGTAACAAGTGGAGCGTTTAATACTGCTCTTGGGTACTTGTCTGGATCATCAATAACCAGCGGTACGAGCAATGTGGCTATTGGTTCTGCGGCGCTGTCTTCATTGACTACAACAGGAAGCAATGTAGCAGTGGGTCCATCTGCTCTAAACTTAGTAGTAACGGGTACAAATAATGTGGCCCTTGGTTATTTTGCAGGCAGTACTTACACAACCAACGAAAGTGACAATATAGCTATAGGCAATGTAGGTGTTATCACTGACTCTGGCGTTATACGTATTGGAACTAATGCGGTAAACACTTCTTGCTTCATAGCGGGCATTGATACAGTAAACGTTGGTTCAGTAGCAAAAGTAGTAACAATGGCAAGCGATCAGCTTGGTACTGCTACTATTACAGCAGGAGCAGGTATAACAGTTACTCCGGGAGCTAACACTATAACTATAGCTGCTACTTCGAGCAGCACATTAACGGTAACTTCCGTCGACAATGGAGACTCACCCTATACCGTTCTTGGATCTGACCAATTCTTGGCAGTAGACACCTCGGGTGGCGTAGTAACTATACGATTGCCTAATGCACCCGCAACCGGAACAGTCTTTTATGTCAAAGACTCGGCTGGTACAGCAGCTGCCTCCAACATAACTGTCACAACAGTTGGTGGTGCGGTAAATATCGACGGAGCAACAAGTTTTGTTATGAATACGGCATACGAGTCGATCAGTGTTGTTTTCGATGGCACAGCGTATGAGGTGTTCTAATGGCATACAAGCAACGATCACCGATACCTATTGTAGAAGGTGGTACCAATGCTACTACAATGGCTTCTACTTATGGGGTGGCCTATTACGATGGAACGAGTCTGGTAACGACTGCTGTAGGAACTGCCGGACAAGTATTGACTTCTAATGGGGCAGGCGTAGCTCCTACTTATCAAGCAGGTTCCGCTTCAGGATCAATTGTTACTAAGTATACCTCTTCTGATACTTGGACTATTAATGCAGCTACTCAGTGGGTTGATCTCTATATCTTTGGTGGTGGAGGTGGGGGCGGCTCTGGAAGGCGTTCTACTTCTGGTACTTCAGGAGGAGGGGCCGGCGGGGGAGCTGGTGCGCTTACTTATCAACGTGCCCCTGCTCAAGCATTCAACGCAGCGGGAGAAACCGTTACGGTAGGAGGCGGTGGAACTGGTGGATCAGCACAAACTGTTAATGACACCAATGGAAACACAGGAGGAGCATCAACGATCAGTTCTGTAGGAAATATTACTACAGGTGCTCCTGGTGCTGTTGCTGGCGCAGGTATCAATGGAAACTCCGCAGGCGGAGCGCTTACTACGGGAATGATGTTGGGAACGCTTCGTGGGTCTTCTGCAGGAGGAAACGGTACAGTAGCGGTTGCAGGACAGGTTGGGACAACCGGATCCAATATGTTTGGTAATGGTGGTGGAGGTGGAGGCTCGGGAGCCAACTCTGCAAGCCCTATTCAGGCTGGCAATGGCGGCGCTGTTACTATAAACAACGCCGGAGGAACTGTCCTTATCGCAGGAGGCGCTGGCGGAATATCAGGTGGAACCATTAACGGAGCTCCTGGTAATGACGGGGCTGTTGCTAATTTGGACTGGTTTATAGGGGGATCTGGAGGCGGCGGTGGTGGTGGTCAATCGACTGCCGGCGGCGCTGTTGCTGGAACGGGAGGAGACGGCGGCATTCCTGGCGGTGGAGGCGGCGGTGGCGGAGGTGGAATCAATGGAACCAACTCTGGAGCAGGTGGCAATGGTGGCCGCGGAGAGATCTGGATTATAGAATACTTGTAAGGAACCCTAATGGCATATAAAAGAATATCCCCGATACCTATAGTGGAAGGTGGAACCAATGCCGTCTCAATGGCAACCACTGATGGGACTGTTTACTATGATGGAACTCGACTTGTTACTACCGCGACAGGGACCTCGGGACAAGTATTAACTTCAAATGGAGCTGGAGTAGCTCCCACTTATCAAACAGGGTCAGCTTCTGGATCTATTGTCACGAAATTCACAGCTTCAGGAACATGGACCATCAATGCTGCCACTCAATGGGTAGATCTTTATCTTTTTGGTGGCGGTGGAGGTGGTGGTTCAGGAAGACAGGCTACTACTACTACTTCAGGAGGTGGTGGAGGAGGATCCGCAGGTTCTCGTTCATATACTCGTGCTCCTGCTCAAGCATTTAATGCGGCGGGAGAGACAGTCACCGTAGGCGGTGGAGGAACTGGAGGAGCTACGCAGGGATCAGCAAATAGTAATGGAAATCCTGGCGGAGCAGCCTCTATTAGTTCTGTAGGAAATTTTATATCAGGAACTCTAGGGGCAACTAATAGTGGAGCAGGGCAAGGCGGCACGACCACTACTGGAGCATTAGGAAACATAGGAAATAATATTATTTTATCGACGGTGATAGCTTCCGCCGGATCAGGCGGAAATGGAACAAATACTGCCGGGGGTAACGCAGGTGGGCAGGTAGGATTTCTAGCTACTAGCGGTGGTGGTGGCGGATCTGGAGGAGATACGGGAACTATTCGTTTAGCAGGAACAGGAGGAAGTCTCTTCTGTGTGTCAACGGCCGGAACACAATTGATTGCCGGAGGAACGGCGGGCACCGAATCAGGAACTATAAATGGCGGAAACGGTAATCCTGGGGCAGCTTCTAACATCGATATGTTCTTTGGTGGAACGGGTGGTGGTGGCGGAGGTGGCCAAAGTGCTGGTGGATCTGCAGGAACAGGTGGCAATGGTGGTATTCCTGGTGGTGGTGGAGGTGGGGGTGGTGGGTCTATAAATGGAACTACCTCTGGTGCAGGTGGAAGCGGAGCTCGTGGAGAGATCTGGATTGTTGAATATTTATAGGAGAGAGTATGTATAGATATGCAGTCTGCAATGCCGATAACTTAGTGGTAAATGTGATTATTTGGGACGGTCAAACTCGCTGGGCGCCACCTTCAGGATGCTTTGTGGTTAGATCGGATGTGTGTGATATAGGCCATATCTATGATCCCAATACTCAAACGTTCGCTTATCCTCCGCAAGAAGAAGAGCCTCAAGAATAATTTTAAAAGGATAGTACTATGAGCAATAGACTTGGCGGAAAGCAGGGTACAGCGTATCTTGGTACCAATGCCAATCAACCACCCAATACTACCTATAACAATAGACCCCCAACACAGTATGACACTCAGAACGTTTCTATTGGAGACTTCTGGGTTGATAGTTCTGCTTCAGGCATAGCACGCCTATGGTGCCTTGTTTCTCTTGCAGGCGACGCGTCGTCCAAGGGTTCTCTTGCAGAATGGGTTCAATTGTCAGCAGGTGATCTTGAGACCTTAACGGGAAATTCCGGTGGTGCTGTATTCCCTGATGGATCTGGTAACATAGACGTTGTCGGCGATGGAACAACCATAGATATTGTGGGCAATCCGGGAACTAATACTCTGACAGTTTCTGCTGTGGGAACCGGAGTTCTGTCTTCTTTGACCGGGAACTCAGGAGGCCCTGTGTTTCCTACAGCAGGGAATACCAATATCTTGGGAGCAGGTTCCATAACCGTTGCAGGAAACCCGGGAACAAGTACGCTCACCATAACTTCATCAGCAACACCAGGAACTACCTGGTCAATAATTACCATCGATCAAACAGCTGCTGTAAATAGTGGATATTTCTGTAACAAAGCAGGGACACTCTTGTTGGCGCTTCCAGCAGTTTCAGCAACCGGAGACATCATAGAGGTAGTCAATAAGAATACTGCTCTTGGCATACAGTTCACTCAGGCAGCAGGACAACAGATTCAGTTAGGTAATTCTAGCACGACGCTTGGTGCCGCTGGGACTTTAACCTCTTCTGATGTTGGAGATACATTGAAATTGGTATGTTACACCCCGAATACCATATGGAGTGTAGTAAGCGCAATTGGTAACTGGAGTGTAGTCTAATGGCAACTAATAATAGCTGGAATAACCAGATACTTGCTGCAAATAGCGTTATTACCTTAAATTCAGGAACCAATGCAGTCAACGTGTCTACAGACGCATTTGCGGCAACCGTGGACGTCTCAACGGGCGCTGGTGCAAAGACCTTAACGTTAGGTAGCACTAATACCACCTCAACGACAAATATTCAGTCGGGATCGGGTGGGATTAATATCCCCCAGTTTTCTGAAGGGGCTATGATCACCGATTCGGCCGGAGAAGTAACTTCGGTTACGGGGACTGCGGGGCACGTATTAACCGCCAATATGGCAGGCACTCCTCCTAGCTTTCAACCTGCTACTGGTGGAGGAGCTGGAAGCCGTGTTCTTATTCAAAGCCAGACTGCCAGCGCTTCTGCTACTATAGATTTCACGAGCGGCATAACAGGATATACCTATTATGAGCTTGAGTTTCTTGGCGTTGTTCCAGCAACGGACAATACAGACCTTCGGATGCTGTTTTCTACTGATGGGGGCGGAACTTGGATAGCAGGAACAAACTATAGATACTTCACTACCAATACCGATTCTGGAGCAAATACGTTTAGTGCAGTAGTGGCTGGTGCTGGTGGCACGAGTGTGTATGTATTGGCTCCTGGTACAAGTAATGATGCCGACTATGGTCTCAATGGGATAGCTCAGCTCTTTGCTATGACAGGGAATCCCCAAGTTACCTCAAGCATATCTTCAACAGAGTCCACATCGTTAGATTCCATGCAATGTCTTTCGGCGGGGAGAGTTTCTTCAGGTGGAACCGCAGTAGATGCTATTCGTCTCCTGTTCTCATCGGGTAATATATCAGTCGGCACATTCAGGCTCTTTGGCATTATATAAGGGGACAGGATGCCTACTAATAATAACTGGGATAACCAGATATCGGCTGCCAATAGCGCCATAACGTTAAACTCAGGAACCAATGGGGTAGCTCTATCAACTGACGCCGCGGCAACAACTGTCTCAATAGCAACCGGAGCTGGCAATAAAACGCTTACGTTAGGCAGTACGGACACAACTTCGACTACCAATATTCAGTCAGGTTCTGGTGGGATCAATATCCCGCAGTTCACCGAAGGAGCTCTGGTAACCAGTTCAGCTGGGGCAGTATCGAGCGTGAATGGATCTGTAGGATACGTGCTTACTGCCAATGCGCCAGGAGTTACTCCTAGTTTTCAGCCTTCCGGGTCTGGATCGATGGTTCTTATACAGAGTCAGACAGTTGCTGGAGTGACGCGCGTAGACTTTGTGACGGGAGTAACCGGATATACATACTATGTGCTCCAGTGCTTAGGGTATTCCTTCGATGCAGATAGCAACCAAGCTCTTCGTTTGGGATATACCAGTAACGCAGGAGCGAGCTGGAACGCGTATACGTACAATCAGTTTATACAGTCTAATGAGTCAGATTTTGCAGTATTCCGGGCCTTAGGAATAAATGCTCTTGCTAATGTTGGGCAACTCATCAATGGATTTCAGGGAACTATATCTCCTGCGCAGGCGTATGGCATTGTTAAACTATACGGTTTTGCTTCAGGATCTATGGTAAAGCAGACAACATTCTCTGGTACCGATCTATCTAATGATGCTATAAATAGAGAACAGTTGTTAGGAGTTTCGAGCAGTATCGAAACGACAGCAGTGAATGGTATACGAATAGCTCAGAATATACCGGTTCCTACGCTTCTGTTCAGTGGTACGTTTAGGTTATTCGGTGTGGCATAGGAGGTCTTATGGAAGAATGGATGGTAGCGTTACTAGTAGTCTCTCTAGGAATTTTCTTGTTTGTAGGATATAAATTATTCTTCCCACCTGTAGAAAAATAGATTATTACTTCTCTTCTTGTTCGTGTCTGTTCTTGCGGTTGCCCTCTAGTCTAAAAGCTAGAGGGTTTTTATTATGCTCTACGAACGCTTACAATTCTCTCTACTTCTTCTTGTATCTTGTCGTCAGTCTCGGAAGAGAATATGCCGACCTTTTCCCAACAAGGAACCGAATCATCTTCACTTAATTGAACGTAGATCTCAAACGTGTCGCCCATGGTCTTGACGCACTTGCAGATAGTTCCAAAAGGTGATTGATCATACTTCGAGGGTTCCCCCGTTCTGATAAGCATATTCTCCAGCATTATTATTTCCTTAGATATTCTTCCTGGGTTTTTCTAATGCGCAGGATACGGGATCTTGCTACGTGATACTCGCTTGCTGGTAAGTCTGCCAGGGTTGTTATGCCGTATGTTTCCATAATATCCTTGGCAACTTTCTCATAGCCATCAAGAACAATAAGAAGCTCCTGATACTGCGTTTTATCGATAACTGCTTGTCTGTCTATCTCCTCTTTCTTAGGTGCGTCTGGCTTTCTAAGCTCAGATATCAAAAGTTGCTCAGCTAGTATTTCACCATTATCGTCAAAAGCAATAGGGTCATTGTCTGATGGGGCTATGCCTAAGAGCATCAAAGCATGTAGCCGTTTATGGATCTCATAGATATTTGCCGTCTGGCGCTCAGTCTTTCCAGGAACTACGCGAGCGCATGAGGCAATGTACTGTCCCGACTCATGACCGATGATCGTCTTTAAGAGTGCTGCTCCCGATCCCTCATCTTGAAGCTCTATAAATTGGAAGAACGCTAAGCCGTTCGCCGACAACGATTCTCTCGTGGCGAGTGTGATTGCCTGCAAGTTAGCAAACTTGCCTCCTGGGGCATCCTGGTTAGCCACTAAGGGTTTATAGCCTCCTTGTGCCTTGGCGAACGCGCCCATTATCTCATTGATCTCTGCAGACCGATATACATTTGCTTCCATTATCTCTCCCATTATTTGCCGGGCACTATTTCATCGAAGTCTACCCAATAATCTATATAAACCTCATGATAACTATGGGTATTATTATCACTCAACCAGTCTCTTGTATCATCTGTATAATAATCGAGGGGATATATACAAAGTTGGTTAACTTCTATAAAAATTCCTTGTCCTTCGATCTTTTTATAGATGCATACTATGAAAACAAGCTGTCTATGATACACAAAAACCAATTGGTTATGGTTAGGCAACTCGTCTTCGGTCCTTTTCCAATTCAGTGGCATCTAGGTTCCTTCAGTTTGTGACAAATCGTCACAGGCTTGAACCCGTGACAAATCGTCACGCTTTGACCTGCTCATCTTGCCTTGCTCCAGCTTTCTTAATGACCTCAATAAAGTCATTATAGGCATTGACTGCGTTTGACACATACTGGTGCCGTGTGGCAATGAAGTGATACGCAGGGTATAGACATGCAAACTTGTCTTGGATCTCTTTAAGAAGACGGTTAACTTCATCAAGATTGGTATCACTGAGCGGTTTCCCCCTATGCTTATCGAGTTCCTTATGCAGATCGGAGTACTCGTTATACATTCGGTTCATTTCCGTGTCCAACTCATTGGTGAGCTTCTGTATCAAATCCATTCGCTTCCTTTTTAAAAGTGCTTGGTTACTATTCCTGCGCATTATCATAGTAAATTGGTCAGAGTTGTCAACTCTATTTACTTTATATATAACAGTCTTATACTATCTATAGACAGTTAGAGATCCTTCCAATATAAGGTAAAACTATGGATGTTGTTGAGTATTTAAAAAGGGCAGAAGAGATTCGAAAGCGTGAGCTGTGGTCTCGACTAGACCTGGTCAATGAGCTAGGGATAGTTTATAACACGTTAATCAGGATCGAAAAGACTCCTGCGATATGTTCCTTGAAGACTAAGAAGAAGCTAAAGGCATTTGTTGAGAAGTGGGAGGAAAAACATGTCAACGGAAGTCGTCATAAAGAGTAATACCCCTGCGATGTCGGAAGACATTCGTGCTATAGCGCAAGCGTTCTTGTTAGCAAAGCAAGAGTTCTTGGTCACCGGAAGAAGTGGTAAGGCTGATCGATATAAGTACGCCAAGATAGAGGACATCTATCACGCTGTTGAGGATGCTCTTGCTAAGAATAATATTATTATCTGGCACTTTGCTCGACCTGAAGGCGGCGTAGAATATCTGTACACACGACTTATTCATACGTTGACAGGCCAATACATAGAAGATTGCCGTATGATGGAAAGCGAGAAGCCGGGCAATCAAGCCAAAGGTTCTGCGAACACCTACATGAAAAGATATGCGCTTCTATCTTTATGCGCCATACCAACTGAAGATGACGATGCTCAGGAAGAGCAGAAGTACATTGATGAGCCATGCATATCTGCCGAAGATGTTATAGCGATCAACAAGGTTCTCTCTGCTGCTTCTAATGGAGATAAGTTGCTCAAGGACATTCTTTCCTACAACAAGGTTAGGGATGTCTCGAGCTTAAAGGAATCTCAATTGAAATCGGTAAAGGACTACATCATCAAGAATAGGAAGTAACATGTATAATTTGTCCGACGAAGGCGCTAATGTTATGGGCCAAATGATGCCCGATATTGAAGAGTATCCTTTATTTTCTTCTCTCCATAAGGCACTCGCTGAAGGGGAAGAGTATGAAGAGTGGTTGGAGAGTATTCCGTTCGAGGTGCTCGAAGCATACACCAATCATGAAGTATGGAAGTCTAAGAAGAAGAAAGATAAGTTGATAGATCAGGACTTCATGGCCACTATTATGGTGTTCAATAATCTTGAAAACGATAATAAGCCGATTGACGAAAATCAGATCACTAAAAATATCCGATGCTTTCAGATGATTCTCACTGCTTTATGGTTCAACAAAAAGCTAGAAGTCGAGTTTGGTACTAATGTGCCAGCATTCTTCCTAGAGGATGGTTCATGGAAAAACTGCTTGGATATTGTTGTGCGTCGCAATGAAGAGATTAATTGGGAAGATAAGTCTGGAAAAGGCAAGAAATGAAGCCTAAGTTCATTTTTATGGAGGCCGAGCGCCTTCAGTTACTAGAGTTCCTCGTGAAGGTAGAGCGATTTGCTATCGATGTTGATACGTGTGCAGAACCGTATATCGATAATCACAAAGCTACAGCTCTTGAGATAACAAGTGAAGTACTTCCCCTTTATGACATGTTCGGAATCACGTGGTGCGCCTTTTGCAACAGAGATGATCTACGAGAGAATCTCTACAGTAGCTATGATCATGATGATACTTGGTGCATGGATAAAGAAGGCTGTGATGAGAATAATCCTGGCGATCCAGATAAGACCCCAAGACCGATGCGCAAGAGGAAGAAGAAGTAAAAATAAAAGGGTACTCTAGCGTACCCTCTAATATCTTGCTTACTACCAAGTTCCATCAACTACTTGCATAATTTTCAGAAACTTGAAATACTCTACGTTAATTTTAGTCACATTATTAGAACTGTTACTTACCAGGTGCCACGTTCTAACAACATTAAGGAAAAACGATGACTCCAATCAACAGCGGGAGTAATCATTTATGTATCTAGATTACCAGACATATTCTTCTTTGCAAGAAAATTATAACTTAACAAATGCGCAGATAAAGGCCTTTTTGCTCATAGCCGAGCGTCTTAGGCGTTTTCCTGCATCTAACATATCGCGAAAGTACATAGCGCAAGTCTTAGAGCTTTCGGTCCGTCACATAGACAACATACTCAAGCTCTTGAAAGATAAGGGGCTGTTGTCCTGGTCTCATCGTCCCAAGATGTATAACGATTTCAATCACTATGTGATCACGCCTACGGGTAAGATATGGATGCCCTACTTTAAGAACACGTACAAAGTTCGTACTGGAATATTTAAGAGAGCAATGCTATCTATAGCGCTGTTGCTCTCACCATCGCCCAGTGAGTTCAGCCTATTAAGAGAAGATATATATATATACCCTACCGTAGAGTGTAAGTTACAAAAACGCGCGCCAGAAAAGAGGGTAGCGATGAGTAGTTCGTTAGACTCCAAAGAGATGATTGTAGCACAAGAGCTCCTGAGCCTCTCCAAGTGGGGCATGATTAGGCTTACTGCATTCCCGGGATCTGCTCTTGAGTATGCTTGTGCTGCATTCAGAAGCAGTAAGAGTGCCAAGGAAGACCCATTCAGGTGGTTTGCAGGGATATGCAATAAGTGGTGTAAAGAGAACAACGTTGAGCCTAATTGGCCCTATATGGCACGATTAGCCAATGAGCATGAGATGCAGAAGAACCT